TGTTTAATCCTACAGACACAATCAGCCGTCAATTCAAGAATGGCATGATGGGTATGGGTGTATTGGGCTTTGAAGAAATCAACATGAGCCAATCTATCAAGCAACATACAACTGGTTCTTGGGGTACAACTATCACTGTAACTTCAACTGTAACTGCTCAAGGTCAAGCTACATTGCCTATCAGCTTTACAGGTAGCTCATCTACATGGAACGTAGGCGATGTATTTACTATCGCTGGTGTCTATGCAGTTAACCCACAAACCCGTGAATCTACTGGTAGCTTGCAACAGTTCACTGTAACTGCTGCTGCAACTGGTTCTTCTACAGCTACTTTGTCTATCAGCCCAGCTATCTATACATCTGCTAACGCATTGGCAACTGTGGATTCATTCCCACAAGCTTCTGCTGCCGTAACAATGTTAGGTTCAGCTTCTAGCCAGTACGCTCAAAACTTGGTTTACCACAAAGATGCGATCACTTTTGCGACCGCTGACTTGTTGTTGCCACAAGGTGTTGACATGGCTTCCCGCCAAGTTCATAACGGCATTTCTATGCGTGTTGTTCGCCAATACGATATTAATAATGACCGTTTACCTTGCCGTATTGACGTTCTTTATGGCTACAGCACGATTCGTCCAGCAATGGCTTGTCGTATCTGGGGTTAAACCTAAATGCCTCCGCTTCGGCGGGGGCTTTTTAAATCAATTTTTTAAGGAATTAATATCATGGCACTTCCAAATGGCGCAGGTGGTTATCAATTAGGCGACGGTAACTTAACCGAAGTAGTACTAGGAACTCAAGCGGCTCCAACAGCTAAAACAGCAGCAGCAACTTTAACTCCTGCTGAATTAACAACTGAAATCATTACTTATAACGGTGCAGCAGCAGCTTTGACTGTACCTTTGGGTACTGATTTGGACGCAGCTTTTACTAGCATGAAAGTAAATAGCTCTTTTGACTTTTTCATTATCAATATCGGTGGCACAAACGCCGCTACTGTAACTGCTAATACTGGTTGTACATTAGTTGGTACAGCAGCCGTGGCTGCAAACACATCCGCTCAATGGCGCGTTCGTAAGACCGCTGATGCAACTTATGTGTTCTACCGTATCGCTGGTTAATGTAATATCCCGCCCTTCGGGGCGGGTCTACTAAGGAATAGATATGTCAAATACCCAAGCTACTGGTGTTGCGTACCTAGACCCTGAATTTAGCACTTGCTACGCCACCCAAGAAATTGGCTATGCTGCTGCTGCTCAAGGTACAGTTACTCAATTAACCGATAAAACTACAGCCGTGACCTTAAACAAGTCCGCTGGTCGTATTACCATGAATAATGCTGCGCTAGCCGCAACTACAAACGTGGCGTTTACGTTGAATAACAATTTAATTTCATCTAATGATGTTCTTATTGTTAACGTATCTGGCGGTGCAGCTACTGCTGGTACATACAACGTGTTTACCTCTACTTTGGCTGCTGGTTCAGCAACTATCGTTTTGCGTAATATTTCAGCTGGATCTTTGTCTGAAGCAGTTATTATTAACTTTGCTATCATTCACGGCGCGTAACAAATAGGGGGTTCGCCCCCTATCTAACTAAATAAATCATGCCTATAATCTATTTAAAACATCCTGACCACGGCACTAAAGTTGCTACAATGGAAGCCGAAGCAGAACATGACGAAGCGCAAGGATGGGAACGCTACGAATTGGACACGCAACCAGAAATCGTAGAAGAAGCAGTAGAAGAAGTGATTGCGGCTCCTGTTAATACACTGGAAGTAAAAAGACGTCGTAAAACCGCAGAGTAAGGAGTTGTTATGGCTACTACCGCCGCCGATCAGATAAATGGAGCATTACGCTTAATCGGGATGCTTGCCGAGGGTGAAACACCTTCCGCTGCTACCGCTCAAGATTCCCTCGCCGCTTTGAATCAAATGATTGATTCATGGAATACTGAACGGCTATCAACTTTTTCTACCCAAGACCAAACATTTACTTGGCTACCTAATCAAATTCATAGGACATTAGGCCCTACAGGTGATTTTGTCGGTAATCGTCCTATTTTGTTAGACGATTCAACTTATTTTAAAGATCCAACAAACGGCATTTCGTTTGGTATCAAAATTATTAACCAACAACAATACGATGGTATTGCTGTTAAGACGGTGACTTCCACCTATCCACAAGTTATGTGGATTAATATGGATTATCCTAATATTGATATGTATGTCTATCCAGTGCCTACTAAAGCGCTTGAATGGCACTTTATTTCGGTTACTGAGCTAGATAAACCTGCTAGTCTTTCGACTACTTTGGCGTTTCCACCAGGCTATTTAAGAGCATTTAAATACAATTTAGCTTGTGAAATTGCTAATGAATTTGGTGTTGAGCCACCACCTAATGTGGCTCGTATTGCGATGACTTCTAAGCGCAACCTTAAGAGAATCAATAATCCTGACGACATCATGTCCTTGCCTTACAGCATTGTGGCTACACGTCAGCGTTTCAACATCTTTGCCGGTAACTATTAATGCTGACGCCGATTTTAGGCCAAGCTTATGTAGCTCGTAGCGTCAACGCTGCGGATAACCGCATGGTCAACTTGTTTCCAGAGGCTATCCCTGAAGGCGGAATGACTAGCGGGTTTCTTAATCGCGCCCCAGGGCTGCGTTTATTAGCTACCATAGGCACAGGCCCAATCCGTGGTCTTTGGACTCATTCTACAGGTGGTAATGACGCTTACGTGGTGTCTGGTGATAAATTTTATAAAATTGATACTAGTTACAATGCTACTTTATTAGGCACTGTTAGCGGTACTGGCCCTGTATCTATTGCTGATAGCGGTACACAAATATTTATTGCGTGTAATCCTGATGCTTACGTTTACACCGAATCAACCAATACATTTGAAAAGATTATTGACCCTGATTTTGCTGGCGCGGCTACCGTTTGTTATATCGACGGTTATTTTGCGTTTAATCAGCCCGATAGCCAAATTATTTGGGTAACTGACATTTTTAGCGGTACAACCATTAATCCTTTAGCATTTGCGGCGGCTGAAAGTTCTCCTGACCAAGTAATAGCCGTTGTATCAAATAATCGTGAAGTTTGGGTGTTTGGGCAAGGCACAACTGAGGTCTGGTACGATGCAGGTACAATTCCTTTTCCTTTAGCCCCAATTCAAGGAGCTTACAATGAAATTGGTTGCTTGGCTCCGTTTTCTATTGCTAAACTCGATAACAGCATATTTTGGCTTGGCGCTGACCCTCGTGGTTACGGTATTATTTATCGTAACCAAGGTTACACAGGCAAACGTGTATCTACCCATGCCGTAGAGTACGCCATTCAGCAATACGGCGATGTTTCAGATGCAGAAGCTTATACTTATCAAGAAGAAGGCCATGCTTTTTATGTATTAAATTTTCCACGTGCTAATGCTACTTGGGTTTACGACGTAGCTACAGGTGCTTGGCATGAACGTGCAAGTTGGAAAAACGGTGCATTTACACGCCATCGTGGTCAGTGCCAAATGAGTTTTAATAGTCAAACCATCGTAGGTGACTATGAAAATGGCAATTTATATGCTTTGGATTTAGCCGTTTATTCTGATAATGGCGATATTCAAAAATGGGTACGTTCATGGCGTCCTCTTGGCCCAAACGCCAATAATATGAAACGTACTGCCCAACATACCCTTCAATTGGACTGCCAATCAGGTGTTGGTTTAAATTTAGGCCAAGGCTCTGATCCACAGGTTATGCTTCGTTGGTCTGATGATGGCGGCCATACATGGTCTAGCGAACATTGGATTTCAATGGGTAAGATTGGCGAATATGGCTACAGAGCTATTTGGCGTCGTCTTGGTATGACTACAAAGCTACGTGACCGCATTTACGAGGTATCAGGTACAGACCCTAATAAATTAGTTATTGTGGGCGCTGAACTATTCCTCAGCGGCACAAACACAAATGGCTGATATAACCGTACTACCGTCAGCTAAAGTACCGCTGATTTATCCTGACACGGCTACGATGTCAACGGAATGGTATCGCTTTTTTTGGAATATTTATGGCTATACTGCAACTGGCGCTATTCCTGTAGCTAAAGGTGGTACAGGGTTATCCACCATTGGCGATCATCAAATTATTATTGGCAACGCAAATAATGCGTTTGAACCTGCTACTTTGCGCGGTTTTGGGGTTAGCGTTACTTACGATCCTGGGTATGTAAACTTATCTATCGGCGCTTCAGGTGTTACGCCAGGTACCTATGGCACTGCGTCAAACGTTGGTCAATTTACAATTAATCAATATGGTGCAATTACTTTTGCTCAAAACGTACCTATTGCCATAAATGCTAATCAAATTACTAGCGGTACACTTGTTACATCTAGGGGCGGCACAGGTCTATCAACTTTTGGTGCCAATCAAATTTTCTATGCGTCAAACACAAGTACAATGGCTCAATCAAGCAAATTGCTATTTGATGGCAATATCTTGACTTCTACAGGTGGTATTGGTGGGGGCAACTTTTAAATGACAAGCATAGCGAAACATAATAGAATCAGTCTAAATTTAGGAGCTTTTTATGGCCGTTAACCTTTCGCCTGTAGGCGGCGCTGCCGCACAATTTTTTGACAATAGCGGTCAAGTGCTGACTGGCGGCAAACTATATACTTATTTGGCTGGTACAACTACCCCCGCAGTTACGTATACAGATTCTACTGGCGTTACACCACAACCTAATCCAATTATTTTAAACGCGGCGGGTAGAGTCCCTGATAGCGGTGAAATTTGGCTTACAAATAGTATTTCATACAAATTTGTTCTTAAAGATC